CAGCGCCGCCGCTAAACAGACTGCTTGCTCCAGCTATGAGGGCGCTAATCGAAATCGGGTCCATTAGCCGCCATCCTGCGTATCAAGTTGTGCAACAACCATCAAAATATTACTTGGCAAAGGATCGGTCTGAGCGAAATAAACCTGTCCTTCCAAATCATAAGTGCCGTCCCAAGCCCAACGCCTGTCACCAGTATAAAGCGCAACAGGATTGTCCATTAGATCGGCGCTTGAGCGAAACGGTTCTGGGTAGCCGTCTTGCGTCCCGGCTTTAACTGTCATGCCAACAGTCTGAAACATTCTAAATACGGCGCGATGAATGCGTTTCAGTTTACCCTGCGCAGAGCCGTCTCCGCCGCCAGCTTCAATACGCATGGTTTGCGCTTCGCTTGTATATTTTAATCCAACATTTGCATGGGTCACTGATCTATCGAGCGTGATCACACCGGAGCTATTTACAACGCAATCTGGATGAACAGCGCCGTCTGCTAGAACAGTGACAGTTTGTCCTTTAAGCCACGTCAGGCCAGAAATTGTTGCGGTAGATACGCCGTCATAAGTTGCGCCGCAGTCTGCATAAAATGCGTGGATTTGTTGATCGCCGTCTTCCCAATATTTTTGCATCAACTCAACAGAGCGAAATGTTGCTCCGTTAATATATCGCCTAACAGAGAGCCATAAATCATCACGGGTAACGTCTTGAGATGGAATAACAGCTACACTCTCAACAACTGCTGTTAATGTTTGCGCGGAATTGGAATAGCCGCCCAAATCATGTTGCGCCCAACCAGAAATTTCCTGGTCTTTATCATAAGACATGCTAACAAGAGTGCCATCATTTCGCACCATCCATAGAACGGGTTGAGGGGCAAGCTGCGCCGCAAGCTGATATATGCCGCTTGCAGTCAAATGTTCGGACAACATAGAAATGTCAGGCGCTTGGAAAGTATTGACCACGAATTGATAAGACATTTCGCGGAGCTTTCTACCCGTTCTTTGTAAGAACAAAGTAGATTTACCCATACGAATAGGCTTAACGGTATTGCTTCCGTAGCTCGTTACTTGCTTGGCGTTGATGTTTGTAGGCGTCAAAGCAACCTGAATGGTGTTAGCCGCGACAACCCATTCGTTTGATGCTGTTCCAACTAATAAGCCCCATTCGTCGGACACCATCCAGTTAATCGTGTTCATCTTGGCGGAGGCCAAGTTAAACGAAAGCGCGTTACTATCTGCGACGGTTCCGGCGGCGTCTGTTGGCGCAAAATTTGTGTAATCGCCAGAAACAGAAGCGTCCACGCGGTTAGGATATTGCGCCGGACCGCCTAACCATAACCGATCTTGATGAAAGCAGATAGCCGCAGGATAGCCATTTGCTGAGTTCCATGTTCCAAGGCGCCACAAGTTAGAAGCTGTCGTTCCGCCAACCGTGGTTGACCAATTTACCGTGATCGACGTTGTGCTTGCGCGAGCCGTTATGGTTCCCCAAGCCCAATTCGTTCCAACTTTTAATCTGATGACGCGCCCGACATCTGTGGTCTGAAAGCCTGTGTCATTATTAATGCCAGTAACGGCAGACGCCGTAACTGTAGCGCTGCCAGTTGTAGCGCTTGAGGTTAAGGTTGTTGCAGCAGTATTTAAAAGAAGATAAGGCCCGTCTTGAAACGTAATTGTTGCAAGCGACCAGCTTGTTGCGCCCAACCGACTAAGAGTTCTTGGCGCATAACTTGGATGCGCAATATATAAAACGTCGGCAGACTGGACAAACGACAGTCCATCTAAATCAGCAGTAGTGTAGGGAGTAGCCACCTCATAAGGCGACCCGCCGCTTAATAGCTGACCTCCATTTGTATAAAACCGAACGTATTGATTGCCAAATTCAAGGACATAGGCTTGCGTAATTGAAAATTCAAAAGCCTGTAATCTAACTTTGGCAGAACTACTTTTAACTTCTGCGACATACTTAGTGCCTGGACGGCGCGTAAGTCCGCCCTGGGCGGTAGGAATATAATTCTTACATAACGCCAGAGAATTTTTATATTTTTGAAGGTCCGCTCGACCATAGGTTAGAGGGGACCATTCTCCTGCGTTAAAGTTATTTTGTGTCCATGAGGCGCGAGGCATTTACAACCTCGCAAGCCACCAATCATCATCAGGCGCAACCTCTGGTCCCGCCTCGAAGGCGTTAACCCGTTTCGCCTGCGTGATTGAATTGTTATATTCGTCCTCTAGTTGTCTCTTTTTTGTATTTGACTGTGTGAGGCGCTCAACAATATCTATAGCCAGCGCAGCAGCAACCACGTTATAAAAAGAAGGGTCAAACTGGGTAACATCTTCAACGTCCTGTATGTATCGCAAGTTAAGAACGTCACTATCGTTCGTTAGAATCTTGCGACCCTCAATTACCCAATCCAAATTCGCCGTATTTGGTCGCAAGACGCGAACACAATTTGTTGGAAGGGTAAATTGATAATCATAATCAAACGCGGGAGCGGTCGAATCTGGCGCTAAAACGGCGCGCGTAATAGCAAAATTCCAGCGATATTTTCTTAACTCATCGCGTCTATTGTTATCATAAGCAATAGAACACGCTCGCGCTTCGGGGCTGTTGTCGTCAATCCGAAGGATTGGCGCAGCGCCCACACGTTGAAGTGCACTATTACATATATCTACCTGTGTTTGCGGCATTAACCAAGACCCACCAGATAAGCATAAATTGCACTAGCTGATCCGCCCGTAAGAGCGACTCGAACATCGCCAGCGGGAAGTTCCAGTGGAGAAGCAACGAACGGAAGTGTTGTTGATTTGGTAATAACGCCGTAAGACGTAATATCAGACCAAGTGCCGTTTGCGGTTTTCAACTGAATACTTGCAGTTGTTCCGCCTGCCGTTCCTTCAACTTGAAAAACGTATTGACCGCCCTTTATTGAAACTGCGCTGCCAGAGGCGCTAACATTTTCAGCAAGAACGTATCTATTGTCGTCAGCGCGACGAACAGTCATGGTAGTTTCTCCTTACCAAGCCTTGCCAGATCGAATAATAAAGTTTTCCAACTTCTCAATCGCCAGCAAAAGTTCCTCTACGCTTGGAATCTTCGTTACATCAGGAATAACTATCTCAACATCTTTAGTTGGATCGGTTGACTGACCAACAGAGGCGTATTCATTGTCGCCGTTGTTGATTCCGAAATAATAAGCCGCCATGGGCCGTCTCCTTTAAGTGGGAGTAGGGGCTGAAGTTAATCAGCCCCTAAGAGGATCAGTTTGGACTGCTGAAATACAGATCAACAATCAAGGTGCCGCTCGAAGGAGCCGTAGCAGCAGCCAAGGTTAAGATGATCGTTTCAGTTGAGGAAAGTTCAGATGCCGCGCCAACCACAGCCGCTTTACCAAACAATGTCGGCGTGTCGGTTGAGGTGAAAGCGCTTGCGGCTCTATACTTTGCCGTGGTGCCAGTGATACCAATCGCTAACGTTGTCGAACCAGATGACGTGTCAGCGTTCAGAACACCGTAAGCGAACGTGAAACCCGCCGGAACGTTGGCAAGAACAATCGTGTCACTCGTTGTCTGAGCAGCATATGTCACCGTGGCGCGAAAACGCTTTAGACGGCCAGCGTAAACTGTTGCAGCAGGCTTGTAGCCAGTTGCAGCAGCCGTTGTTAAGCCAGTCGTAGTGCCAGCTAGTTCGTTAGAAAGATACTGAGCCATGGTTCGCTATCCCTTATTTGCAGTTAATCAGGCCGCAGCGTTTTTCTTCGAGGCGCGCGCCACCGAACGTTCCGGTAACGTAAACCTGCCAAGAATTACGCTTGTCAGCGCGGCGATCAACGCTCGCCTGGATGTCGTTCCACAGGCCAAGAGCCATGCCGCTCTTTGCCCAGAACGGAACCATCCAACGTGTATTCGCAACATACGAACCGTCAGCGTCCGAAGACGTGATTGCCGTATTGATTGACGAGTTCCAGTTGGCGGCGCCAGGGATGCGTTCGCTGTGGATGAAGTTGAAGCCCATGAAGGAAGAAATCTTACCATCGACTAAAACAGGACGTGTGTTGTAGTCGAGATTGATTGCTTGAGCTTCGTTCAGCAAGTCGTCATGCTGCTTTGCGGAAATGACCATATAAAGTTCGTCATTGTCCACATCGACTTCAGCCTGCAACAGGATTTTCTTAGCGGCGCGAAGTTTAGCGACGTTAAGGCCAGTGGCAGATGAAGCGCCAGTCGTGGCGGCAACAGACTGTGAGTTGCTGTTATAGGCATAGAGCGTGGAGGTCGAAACCGTTCCGTTCTCGCCTGTGTTGTTCGCGTTGAAGAAACCCGAAAGGATTTCGTCGTCGATAGCGCGACCCATGGCCATAACACCCGCCTGAGTGTAAGGACCCGATGGATCAATCAGCATGCGCAGACGATCCTG